ACGTATGAAAGGCATGAAAAAGAAACGTACAGGTTCAAAAACTGCACGTGATCCTAACTCTAGGATCAATAAATCTTTACGAAAATGGAATTGCTAACATATGTTGTGCAAAAATTGTGATCACGAGTGTCATTGCGGAAACAACGGCGTGTGTGCCGTATGCAAATGCGCAAATTGCGAGCATAATGCCTTAGATGAATTTTGGGACCGAGTTGGTGAAAAGAAAGTTGACGTAGAAGAATAAAAACAGTATTCTAAGTTAGCATATAAAAGGGTTAATATTATGATAGGTAGAGATAGACGTCTTAATGATTCTTCACAAGGGTTGGGAAGCATGGAACAAATGATGGCAACTGGACCTGAAGATGAAATGAAAGTTCCAACAGATATGATAGACGATACTGAGGGAACTTTTCAATCAGATGAAGCAGATATGATTATGCAGATTATGCAATCTGGTCAGCTAACTCAAATTAAAGAAAGCATGGATCCAAGAACTTTATCTGACATTATGTCCATGTTTGATTCAGCAATAGAAAACGGAACTTTTGATGGTACGTTCGATGAATTTTTAGCAACAGTAGTTGTGCAACAAGCAAAGAGTAGAAATTCACAAAACATGAACTCTGGTATCATGTCAACAATGAGAGGCTAGTATGGCCATTGATAGAGAGATGCCGCTCAAAGAACAAATGAAGTTCGATATGAGAGCGGAAGAAGTAGACATTATGGAGGGCGATCCACAGTTAGATGCTGATGGAGGTGCTACAATTAATTTTGGACCAGAAGTTGAAATGTCGCAAGGACATGCTGAAAACTTAGCAGACTTTTTAAGTGACGGTGATTTGGATGTTATATCAAGAGATTTAGTAGAAGCGTACGAAGGTGACAAGGACTCAAGAGAAGAATGGTCATCAACTTATGCCGAAGGATTAGATTTACTTGGCATGAAATACGAAGAACGATCAAATCCATTTCCCGGTGCGTCAGGTGTATCACATCCTTTACTTGCAGAATCAGTAACACAGTTTCAAGCACAATCTTACAAAGAATTATTTCCTGCGGGCGGCCCTGTGAAGACTCAAGTTATGGGTATGACTAACCCTCAAGTTGAGGCCCAATCTGGTCGCGTTAAAGAATTTATGAATTATCAACTAACCCACGTCATGGAAGAATACGAACCCGAGCTTGATCAAATGCTTTTTCACTTACCCTTATCAGGTTCGGCGTTTCGTAAAATTTATTTTGATAACACACTAGGACGACCTGTTTCTAAGTTTGTATCATCAGAAGATTTAGTTGTTCCATACGAGGCGACTGATTTAATGACATGTGCACGAATTACTCATGTTGTAAAAATGATGTCAAATGAATTACGTAAATTTCAAGTATCAGGATTCTATCGTGACATAGACTTAGAGGACCCAAAAGATGATGACCCTAGTAAAGTAAAAGAAAAGATAGATGAAATTGATGGTAAGAAAAAAGCGTACACAAAAGATAATGTTCATACTTTATTAGAAATGCATGTTGACCTAGACCTGCCAGGTTATGAAGATGCCAATGAGGCAGGTGAAGAAACTGGAATTAGTCTACCTTACATTGTAACTATTGAAGACAACTCAGGGGAAATTTTATCAATACGTAGAAACTGGAATGAACAAGATCAACTCAAAACTAAAAAACAATATTTCGTACATTACAAGTTCTTGCCAGGTCTTGGTTTCTATGGTTTTGGTCTTATTCATATGCTTGGTGGTCTCACAAAAACCGCCACCTCTATATTACGACAGCTTATCGATGCCGGAACCCTCGTTAATTTACCAGCTGGTTTCAAAGCAAGAGGGCTTAGAATTAGGGACGATGATCAACCTTTAGTACCAGGTGAGTTTAGAGATGTTGATGCACCTGCTGGAGATATTCGTAATTCATTAGTTCCATTACCTTACAAAGAACCATCAGGAACATTATTTAATTTATTAGGTTTTGTTATTGAAAGTGGTAAATCATTTGCTGCTGTTGCTGACATGAAACTTGGTGAAGGTAACGAAGTAAATCCTGTTGGCACTACTATGGCTCTTCTTGAGAGAGGCATGAAAGTTATGTCTGCAATTCACAAAAGAATGCACATGGCTCAAGGAAAAGAATTTAAGTTACTGGCTCAATTATTTGCAGAAACATTACCTCCTATTTATCCGTACCAAGTTATCGGAGGTAATCAAGCAGTCAAAGCACAAGATTTTGATGCACGTATTGATGTTATACCTGTATCGGATCCGAACATATTTTCAGTCACACAACGTGTGACTCTTGCACAGCAGCAGTTACAACTTGCACAAGCTGCACCAGAAATGCACAGTTTACCAGAAGCATACAGAAGAATGTATGAGGCAATGGGTGTTCAAAATATTGAAGCTCTTATGCCTCCTCCACCACAACCACAACCAAAAGATCCTGCAACAGAAAACGCGGAACTATTGGCTGGTATGCCCGCGCAAGCGTTTCAAGGACAAAATCACGATGCTCATATTGAAGCACATTTTGCTTTAATGCACAGTACAGTTGTTAAAGGCAACCCTATGATATCTGCAAATATTCAAGCTCATATTATGCAACATATTTCGTTAAAAGCTCAAGAGCAAGTACAAACAGAAATACAACAACAAATGCAACAAATGCCACCTGAACAACAACAAATGATGCAACAACAAATGATGATGGAAATGCAAAACAGAGTTGCAGAACTAGAAGCAGAATTAATAGCAGAGTTTGTAGCAGAATACGAAGAGATGTTAAAAAATTCTTCTACTGATCCTATAGTTGATTTAAAAAGAGAAGAGTTAGATCTAAAAGAACAAGATATGGAACGCAAAGCTCAAGAAGCACAGTTAAAATTAGAACTTGAAGAACGTAAAGCAGATGATCGAAAAGAAACTGATGATGATAGAATTGATCAACAAAAAGATGCGGTTGCTATTCGTTCAGCGATTGCTGCGGAAAAATTAGAAAAAGATTCTAAAAATAAAATGATGGACAAAGCAGAAAAGATTACAGCCAATCTTGAAAAAACAACTGCTAATATTTTAAACCCTAACGGGAGACAACAGTAATGAGTAAACCTGACAGTAAACCAGGAAAACCTGGTGGTCCTCAATCTGGTCAAGAGCCAGACAGTAAACCAGGAAGACCGGGAGGCAAACCCGGTGGCGGTCCAGATAATAACCGTCCTGGTCCAGACGGAGGCGGCGGAGGCGGCGGAGGCGGAACACAGCCTGATCCCGCACCACCACCACCAATGTTTAGAGATCCAATTTATATTGATTCCCCTCCTGTTACTATTCCAAAAGTTAAAACAGGAATTATTTCGGATCAATACGCCAAACTTTTAGATGTTCCTTACCGTCAAGCTTTTATGCCCGGTGGACCTGATGAAAGTATTTTTGCTGCAAAGAATGTTATGCCTGTTGAAACAAAAGCTGACCCTCGTCCGTACAGTAAAACAAAACAAATTCCAATTCGCGATTTAATAAATCTACCTATGAGAGATGCGACAGACGCTGAATTAAAAGCTGTTGAAACAGGGTTCGATAAACCCTTTATGTCAAAAGATCCTTACAAAATGATGTCGTATGAATTAGATTATATGGCAGCTCCCGGAAGCACTTTTACAGGACCTGGAACTAAACCTCCTGGTCCAATAACAGGACCAATTATTCCTTTGCCTGTTGTAGGCCCAACACCAATCAAAAAACCACCAACAGGTGGGGGCGGAGGCGGAAGCAGTTTTCCTTTTCCAATTAGTCCTTATCCTATTAATCCAAAACCCAAACCAATTAGCGGAGGCGTATTTACACCTGGCCCTGGAGGTGGAGGAACTTATACAGGACCTGGAGTTAACTTACCTGGTCCGGTTATTCCGTTACCAGGCGTAGGTAAGCCGCCAAACACTGGAGGTAATTTAATCCCTCTTAGTAACGAATTAGGTTTTACAATCGATAATGAAGGTAATGTAATTTACTCAGATTCAGAAGGTAATCCAATGATTCCCAATGAAGAACGTGTTGGTAAAATGGATGGCGGCATGATGATTATTGAAGATGGGGTTGCAAATGACGGCATTGGTGGTATATTAAAGAAATATAAAGAAATAAGATCAGAACTATAAAGTAATGGACGGACTATGGTTGAGCGATAAGATACTTCGTATCATTCGCGATAAAAAACAAAAGACTACAGATTTTGTTATGCAAGGTAGCACGACAGAAAGAGCTGACTATAATTTTATGATTGGTCAATATCGTATCTTAGAAGAAATAGAAGATGAGATAAAAGAGATCTTAAAAAAAGGAGAACAAAACGATGAGTGATTTAATATTACCCACGCACATGGCAAAAGCCAGAAAAAAAGAAAAAATAAAAGTTGCAGAAGAAGGAAAAACAATTGAAGAATTAGAAAAAAACCAAAAGAAAGTAGAAGAAATATATGGAACAAGAGAATCTAAATACCTGGACCCTAATAATATTGACAGCGATATTGCTGAAAAATTACCTCGTCCCACTGGTTGGAGGATTTTAATTTTACCTTATTTAGGCGCAGAACGTACAAAAGGTGGAGTTATTTTATCTGATCAAACACGTGAAAGAGAGCAGTTAGCAACCGTTTGCGGTTATGTGGTGGCCACTGGCCCTGATGCGTATGGAGACACGACTAAATTTCCTGAAGGACCATGGTGTCAAAAAGGTGATTGGGTGATCTTTGCACGATATGCAGGTTCAAGATTAAAAATTGACGGCGGTGATTTAAGACTCTTGAATGATGATGAAATACTTGCTATAATACAGGATCCGACTGACATCTTACACATGTAAGTCATCTTGCAATAATTAACCATGGAGAACAAGAACCATGCCAGAGGCAGAAAAAATACAAGACGATAAGATCGTCGACATCGATACCAGCGGGCCTTCCGTTGACATTGAATTAGAAGAATCAAAAGTAAATCCCGTAGAAGAACAGGAAGAAGTAGTTGAAGAACAGGCTGCTCCTGAACCAGAAGCAACAGAAGACGAACCAAAGTCAACGGACAAAGGTGAGCACGAAGAGTACAGTGAAAAAGTTAACAAAAGAATTTCTAAACTTGTTGGCAAACTTCGTGAAGCAGAACGTCGAGAAGAAGCAGCTTTGAAATTTGCTGAAGGTCTAAAAAGTAGAACAGAAGAATTAGAAACTAATTTAACAAATATTAATCAACACTATGTTCAATCTGTTGAAACGGCTTCAACATCACAAGTTGAAGAAGCAAAACTAAGATTAAAAAGAGCAATTGAAGAAGGCGATGTTAATGCTCAAGCAGACGCACAAAGTATTTTAGCTCGTGCATCTCTTGACGCTGAACGTGCAAAAATTCAAAAAGAACAACTTGAATATCAAGCACAACAATTTCAAAATCAACAACAAATTCCTCAACCTCAGCAATATCAACAACCACAACAACCAGCACGACAACCTGACGTTAAAGCTCAAAAGTGGGCAGAAAAAAATGAATGGTTTGGAGCTGATGAAGCTATGACGTACACTGCGTTTGCAGTGCACAGAAAACTGGTTGAAGAACAAGGTTATGACCCTAAATCTGATGATTACTATGAAGAAATTGATCGTCAACTTAGAGAACAATTTCCACATAAGTTTGAAGTAGAAAAAAGCAAGAAAACAGTTGACCAAACTGTAGCCCCTGCTGTAAAATCAGTTTCCAAACAAGGAAAACGCACTGTGAGACTCACACCATCACAAGTTGCGATAGCGAAAAAACTTGGTGTGCCATTAGAAGAATATGCTAAATACGTGAAGGAGTAAGCATTATGACAGATAAAACAAGAACCTCACGCTCATCTCAAACTAGAGATAAAACTGCCAAAAGGCAGCCATGGCGACCACCATCTAGATTAGACGCGCCACAAGCACCTGACGGATTTCAGTATCGTTGGATTCGAGCTGAAGTTATGGGTCAAGAAGACAAGAAAAACGTTTCTTCTCGTATTAGAGAAGGTTACGAACTTGTTAGACTCGAAGAATTAGGTGGCTTTGATGCTCCAACTGTTGAAGACGGAACACATAAAGGCGTTGTTGCTGTAGGTGGATTACTGCTAGCCAAAATACCAAATGAAATTGCAGAAGAGCGAAGAGCTTATTTTGCACAACAAACATCCGATCAACAACAAGCCGTTGACAATAGTTTGTTAAGGGAGCAGCATCCAAGTATGCCTATAGACAATCCAAGTAGGCAAACAAGAGTATCTTTTGGCGGTGCCAAGAAACAAGATTAGTTTCTACCACACTATTCATTGCCAGAATTAAATTGGATTATTAACAATAACTAATAATTTATTAGTCTAAGGAGGACTATAATTATGGCAAATAAAGACGCAGCCTTTGGTTTTAAACC